GGGTCTGTTCCTTTGGCTTCTATTTCCCCTGACAAACCCCCCATTTCTTCTTTTTTTTCTTCAATTTGTACACCCCAAAAAAGGTCCACAATTGCTGTGGCTGCTGTTGCCAATGCTGCCGGGGCTTTAGCTGCAAGCATGGCTGCTTCCATAGCAGTGTCCCGTGCCATCGCCGCGCCAGAACCTTCAGGGTCGCGCAGGGCTTCGTAAGCAGCAGCACCGCCTACGGCTGTGAGTCCTACCTTCAGGGTTTTACCCAAAAATTTATTTAAGTCAAATCCCGCACCTTTTAATTTATCTTGAAGGTCCGGACTTAGGTCATCTAGGCTTTTGGGTTCAGGGGCAGCTACCGTGGGTGCAGCAGAGGGGGCTACTGTTGTTTCAGGACGAACAACATCCGTCTTGGGCTTTGGGGCAAAAACCTTGGCTTCCAAGGAACCCATTGTCACAGGAGCATCGGCAGGTTCAAACTTGGGAAGAAGCTGGCTAGATGTAAAATCTGTGTCGTAAGAAATTCGCTGGCCTTCAGGCGGTTGCATTCTTGTTGGCAACTCCTGTGTCTGAGCATCAAACAACCACGCATCTATTGTGTTGGGGACATCTGTAGCAGCTTGACCATAGAAGCCGGGACTTGGATTGTAGTACAAATCCGAAGCACCGCCGCCTTTGGCAGTAGTGCTAATAGCACGGCCTTGTGCTGCTCCCACCTTACCGCCCTGTCCGGGAAATTCATTTAGAGCCAGAGTGACCCACATACGTCGCAAATCGTAGGCTTCTGAAATATTGTTTAATTTTTTACCCGTTTCATGGTCAGTCATAATTCCGGGAACTTTAATCAACTTAGCAACGCGGGTCATCTCTCCTTTGCCAATCGGAGAGCCGTCCGGGTTTACAAAAAGATTGCGGTCATTGGCTTGACTTACATTCAATGCCTGTTGCATAATACTGTAGGTACGTGGCCCAATTGCAACATTTAAATTTTCATCCATCTTAACGCCGGGGGTATCGGTATCAAGAAAGAAACCCCATGCTGCACTACGCTTTTCAGGTGCTTGCAAAGCACTTGCTGGGGCATTCATAATCTCTCCGGTACGAAGACCCATGTGGGCTTGTGCCGCAAGAGCCTTCACAATACCTATATCCTTTGGATTATTCCGGCCATACTCATCTAACTTAGCAAGCCACTCACCCATCAAACCGGGATTAAAACTAAATCTACGTGCTTTTGCTAGGGGCTTGTCAGGACGAACAACCCGACCAGTAGCCATCGGCATACCTTCAGGATACAATTCCTGTAAGACACCTGCCCGTTGTAACTGCTCATTGATGTGAAATTCAATGGCACCGACTTGAGAGTAGATGGTACGACGTGCGTTTACTGTGTCGTTTATTTCGTAGGCTTGAACAAGAGGATTAATCTCATCGTCGGCAAAAGTATTTACAAAGTCTATGGCGGGGCGGTCTAGGTAATCTTTAAAAATAGGGGCAAACTTAGTGTCGCCCGTAAATGTTGCCATAAACTTTTTTGCACCACCTTCGGCTTTAGACCTAGCAGCATGAGCCTCTGCGATTTGACGCAAAGTAGCCGTGCGCGGGTCTAAATTTTCCGCAAGGGGTTTGTAGCTAGTACCTGTTTGTAAATTCTTCGGTGCCATTTAGTATCCAAAGGTTGCATCGTAGGGCTTAAAGGTCTGGTCCTTTATGCCTTGCAGTTGTTTGTGTATTGAGGTATAGCTGCTGGTTCGCGTCATAACCATATAACGCAACGCATCGTAGGCATGGTCCTCTGCTCTCGTGTCTACATCTTCGCTGTTTGTTTTAGAGAGTGGAATGCCCGATAGCTGTGCAATGATATGCTTACAAGTCGAAAAAATCCGCATTCGTGGTTCGTTAGAGTAGGGGTCGTCAGCAAGCCGCCTGTGCAGTTCCATTTTTCCTTGTAGACGGTTGCGGTCTGAGGGAGTCCACCTAACACCAGCCCGCATCATAGTTTCTGCGATTGACGGGCCGAATCCGGTCTTATTCCAGCATGAGGAGTCAAGGACTGTGTAGTGTGGTTGTGGGTCCAACTCCTCACATTCTAATATTCTATCAGCTAATTGTTCTGCTGTCAAGTGCTTTACGTAGAGTTCCCGATAAATCCAAATGTTGTTGTCCCAGTCGATTGCACCCCACAGAACACACGACGGGCTAGAGTACCCGTAGTCAGCAGCACGGATGCGGGGCCAATTGGTTGGCAACTCCCACGGCTCGACAACGTGACGTACTCGTGAAAGCTCCGGGAAGGCGGCTCCCTCCGCTACATCCCAGTCCCCTTCTAAGAGTCGTCTACGCTCGACTTCTGGGAGTGACCGAAGCATGGCCTCGTATTGGCCGTCTGCCATCAGGAAGGGGTTGTCAGTCAGCCGTGCGGGAACAAACTTGCGATAGAACAGCGGCTGACCTGCCTTGGCGTGGCCGTCGGGCCACACAAATGTTTTTCCGGTGTCTAGGTCTTTTGCACCAAAAGCGATATTTGGTTCGTGAGCGTCGATGTACATCTTCTTGACCCACCAACCACCCACTCCTCCGGGGTTGGCTGTGCAGCGCATGCACAGGTGTTGCTGGAGTTCAGGGTCAGTAGAACGAAGGCGAGAACGTAGGTAATCCCAGACGTAGCTGGATGGGTACTGTGTGATTTCATCTACGCCAATCCAATTGAAAGCCTGTCCTTGAAAGCGAGTTACATCCTTGTCTCTGTCTAGGTAGGTAAACCAGAGGGTTGCCCCGGAGGGGAACACCCACGTTGATTTTGCTTCGCGCCATATTGCGCCGGGGAAAGCCTTGGGGTATAGTTGTTTGGCTTTGTCTATTAGTTCTGTTAGTTCGTCGAGAGTACGGCGAAGAAGAAGGCCACGATGGTTGGGATTATGGCAGTAGCGCAGCGGGTCAGCAAGGAGTGCGAAACTTTTGCCACCGCCAGCGGCACCCCCATACAAAACATCCTGCTCACTTGCAGAAAGAAAATCTTCTTGGGGTCCGGGATTGGGACGGAAAATAACAGGGGAGCCATCTACTAAGTCCTCTACAGCAGGGGGTAGGTAGGCCAAGTCACCTTGGTCTATTACCCGTGTCTTTTTACCCTTGAGGCCGTCCTCGACCTTTTTGGCTGTTTCCTTTAGGGTCTTGACCTTTTTCTTCTTGGTCTGGGCTTTGGACTCCTGACGTGCTGCTGACTTAGTTGCATTACGCAGACGAGCCTGTACGGAACGCCGTGCCCGTTCCCGGTCAGATATTGCGTACTGAGCCGTGGGCTGGTTCGGGTCTTTCTTGGGGCGTCCCGGTCCACGGGGCTGGTCCAATGTCGCTGGGTCGGGGGGGACAAGGACACGTTTGCGGGGTTTAGTCGCCATTACTGTTTTCAGAACTTCTCGAAGCTGCGCGGCCACGGTGCTTTCTTGAAGCGCCTATCATGTCGCTTATTGACTTGGAAAATTCAGTTGGGCTTATTCCCTCTGGAACACGCATAGCATCCCCTAGTTCTAACGCCTTTTCTATGGCTTCACTTGCAGACAGTCTAATTAATCCGTCTTGTCCCATTCTTATTGTAGGGGCAATGTAAGAAACTCCATCTTGTTCAAAGTCAAGAGTGCGAACTGTTTCGTTTGCATCGGTGGTGGGTGTACTTGGATTCATAGCCCGCTTTAACCACGCTGGTTTTTGGTCAGCCATCTATCACGACCTCTTTCTTTGGTGGCAGCAGGACGACGCCGTGGACTGCCTGTACGTTGTGGTTGATTGTTTCCTGTTTACCCAGACCTACGCGGTTCAGGATGGCTTCAGCAGCCTTCATACGGAGTTCATCCCCTCGTTCGATGTCAGGAGCATTCACAATGTCAACTATGCGGTTGGCAGCGCGGAGAGATTGGCCCGCCAGCATGGTGCGGGTACGGTCTACAATCTCATCAGCAAGGCGTTCGCGTAGCCACGTCACAGAACCGGGGGCATACCCCGCAATGTCGGCAGCTTGCCGAACGTTACCGCCGTTATCGAACAGGGCATCCAAGAATGTCTCCTGTTTGTCCGTGAGGGCGGGCTTGCGAGTGCTTGTTTGGGGAAGAAGATTCATTACACACCTGCTACTTGTTGGCACCTGTACCTAACCTCGTAGGGTTGAGGCACAATGAAGGCTACATCGCGTATCATTTCAACAACACGCAACTCACACGCCTCCTTCGTGTGGTAGGGACCCCGGGTATCGTGCGCCTCTAGGCACTTTTGTCCAATATTTAGGGAACATATCAGTATTACGGCTGCAAACATGGGGGATTTCTTTCGTATATCCCTATATTTTAGGGATATTTAACGTTTGTGTCAACAAAAAAATAAAAAAGGTTGACAAACGGGAATTTTGTTCCTACAATGGACTCTAGTCCGCCGGGGTAAATCCCCTGTATACCCCCGGTACCCCGCCGGTACCCCTAAAGGGGTTGCTGACAAGACCCGCCCCGGTTCCCCGCCGGGGTTTTTTTGTGGGTTGCCCTAGGGGAGTTGCAAACATACCTGTATGGATAACCTATTTACCCCAAAAATATGCCGGGTTTGCATAGCATATGTCAGGGGGGTGGGGTGGCCCTTGCGTACGCCCGCGCACAGCCATTTTTTTATCCTTGTTTGTCACATCGCCGAAACCCTACGCCCTCGCTGCCGGTAACCCAAGGCACCCCGCACCCAACACCCCGTAACATTGCGCCCGCCCGCGCCCGCGCGTGGCTGTTTTGTCTCGTTTAATGTGGATTTAACAACCCCCGCCGGTGGCCTTCGATGTCATAAAGTATAGCACCCCGCAGATATTCCCCGCCGGATTAATGCAAGAAATACAACCACGCCCGCCTAATATTAAAGGGGAACCCAAAGACAAACCCCCGCCACCATTTTCTGATGACGAGGGCAAGGGAGGAATGCGCGGTATTGGCCCCCCGCGCTGGGTAACTGGTGGTTAGTCGTCCGAAATGCGAATATTCATATTGGCAAGACTGCGAGGGTGGTTGCTGCCAATCCAAGATTCAATTCCCGAAGCCGACAGCAGGGCCTTTAACGCGCTAGTCTGGCTGTCCAAGCTATTCACAAGCTGGTTAATTGCCCGCGCCTCGCTCTCAGTAATAACGACAGTATCGCGTGCTTCACTGGTGGTCATATCGTTTTTGATTGTGGTTTTCATGGTCTTTCCCTTCCGGAGTTGTTGAGGCGGGCAACCGCGCCCGCCCCATCGTTATGCCATAGCTATGCCGAACGTGCAAGCCGATATATTCTACGGTATCGTGCAGCCGTACCAGATACAGTCTTGACCTCGACCTGATACCCATTTTTCTTGAGGGTGTGAAGCATAGCATAGATGGTTTGCTTCTTAACCCCAAGATTACCGGCAAGGGTGGGCACCGCCTGAAACCCGCGCTGTAATTCTTTGACCAGTCGCAGGTGGCTCCGCTGAATTCTGGGTACTGGCTTCGCAACCGGAACGGGGCCAACGGGTGCCAATGGTTCCCCGTGCATCCCCGTCTGGGGGATGCTTTCGACTAGCGGCTTCCCGTGGTCGTTCCAAGCATTACGGAGTTGTTCCCGAAGCTTGGCCCGTTCATCGGCCCGAATTGCGTTCTCAAGGTCTTTCATCATTTCATAAGAGGTTTTCATTGTTGTGGTCTTTCTGCCCTTCAAGGCGTTGGTAGTAAAGATTAGGCAAAGATAGCCCAAAGGATTAAGCATAGCAAGATAACCGTTGCTGTCCGGTAGATAACGTAAAGTGCTTCCATCACACCGCCGCCAGTTCTAGGTGCTGCCAAGATTCATCTGCCATAATATCCCGAACGGCCTTGTTGCGCTGCTGCTCGACCATGTGGCGTCTAGAACCCTTGCGGCCCGTCTGGTAGGTGGTACCATCCTCGTTAGTCCACTCCTCATCAATGTGCGTGGCCCAATGGGTCAGGGCATTATAACCGGCCCAAAGAGTAGAACCCAATTCGGCCTTCTCTTCATTGAACCGGTGCAAAAGGTAATTCATCAAGCGTTCGTTTACCTGTGAGCCTTGGCCCGCCTTTGCCGCCTCGCTGGTTTTCTTGCAAAGGGTGTTGGCAAGCATTGCGCCGAATTGCTCGTTAGTAATTGCCCGTTCAGTCCAAGCCCGCATTTGGTCACGCTGGCCTGTCCAGATTTCCAGCCCGTTGCTGGCTTTGGTCATCATGGCCGTAGTATCAAGATTGCGGGTATGCTTTCGTTTTTGCTGGTAGGATTTCTGCCCGCCAAACACAAGCGTATTGCGGCAAAGGTCACGATAGGCACCGCTAAAAACTTGAAAAGCCCAAGACTGGTCGATGCTGTTAAAGATATCCAAGCGGCACCGCACGTTATCCCCCGTGTTCCCTATGTCCGCTTGCAGGTCGTTAAAATACACCGTCCGGTGGGCCTTCAATCCGCCATCATATAACCTGTCGGTTATGTCAATATCTGATAGGGGTAATCCGCTTTTATTGAGGATGTCCGCATTGTCACGAAATAGCTTGTCGTGCGGTTCCAGCTTATACCCCCGTGATACAGGCCTCATCTTTAACAGTTCGCCCGTCTCTGGATTCATCAGGGCATCAAACCCGTCTAAGCGTTCTGGGTGCGATAGGTCGTCCCCATCTGGTACTAGGGCCTCAATGGGTACCCGCTGCGCCCGTCCATACTTCTCGAACAAGCTATAATCGTTCACCGATTTGTGGCGGTATTCCCCAATGGTGGTTACCCCGCTATCTTTCATGGTTGCTATATCTAATGGCATGGTAAGTGCCCTTTCCTTGTTGTTGTCCGGTCGCCCAATGCGTCCGGTCTGGCTGTTATGCCTCAATTATTAAATCTGTGCAAATAAAAAATGCAGGTGGATATCGGCCCCCATCTCGCCATATATCCCTGCCGCCACCTCGCCCAGTCCCCCCCGACAAGGAAACCCGATAGCACCACAGCGGCCCCAATAAAAACTTAGCGTGGTTGATTTGTCAAAACCTAGCGTGGTTGATTTGTCATTAGTGCGTCAAAAATAAAACCTGTTTATCAGGTGCAGACCAACACACAGTACACGCCGCGCACGATTCGCTTTTGCCCGTCTGCTCTGGACAAACTAAACTCTTCCCCTTTTCCGGTTCGTATAAGTCCGCGCTGTTAGCTGAAAACGCAATATCTGGGGCATTACTAAAACGGACAGAAAAGCGGGCACCGAAACCGCCAATTACAGCGCGGATAGCAAGCCCAATATCGCTTGAATAACTGCGTCCGGTGAATCCCCACACTGCCAAGTTGTCAAATTTAGCTAGTAAATACTGCCACAGTTCAACATAGTCCACCGAATAGAAATCACCCAAGACATGCAAACGGACAATGACGCCCTTATAGGTGCCACACAATTCCGCAACTTCTGCCTTAATTCTTTTTTCGAGTTCTGGCCCGTGTTGGATACGATGCGCGAACATCATATTATTACCATAGCAATCATCCCAATGGTAGCATTCACGGGGACAGGTGGCCCGTTCTTCTAGGGTCAAGGTGTATATTACATACCCCTTGAATTGTCCCTTCTTAACTACGGGCAATCTATCTTTAGAAAGCTTGGCATTTTTGGATTGCTTCAAAACATTGTGTTTGTATTCACCCAAAAACTTAACGGATTTGGGATACATGGTGAAAGCTGGTTTGTTTGCTTGTGCTTTTTTCATAGGGTCATCTCCACATCTGCGCTTGTTTCTATCCAAACTTTCGCCCCGCAAGATAGCGGTTTATCAGGTGAATAGATAACCGTTGATTCCCCCAGAATCTTAACCGCATGGCAATAAGTATTCTCGCGGCTAGTCTTTACAGTGATTACTGGCTCGTTCTTATTGTTCCGCGCATTGTTGCGGATTATATGCTGATTAACGTGGATTCGTTTTTTCATGGTAGGTTCTCCGGTTGTTGTGTAGAAACAGACTATGGATAATATCCGGCATGGTCAAGCGGTTTTATTTGCTTTCCTTTTTCTGCCAACCAACAACGAGGGCAACGCAACCCACCGCCCTCTGCCACCATCGCTGGTTCCCCGCATTTATCGCAAGGGTGATTAGGGTTTAGCGTGGTTGGTTTGTCAATTTTTTGGCGTGGTTGGTTTGTCAAAATTTTGGCGTCCACAATTTGCCATCCCTCATTTGTTGCTTTAGCGTGGATAGTTTGTCACGTTGCGCTTTTGTCACGGGTTTGTCATCCCATTCTGCGTTGTCGATTTGTCTTGTTAGCGTGGCAAATTTGTCAGCAACATTTTCTAGGCGTGGGTCTTTGTCATTTGTTGGATACACATCAGGTCTATACATCGAACAAATCCCCTTGCTCTGGTGCGTTGTCATCCTTTCTATTTTGAAAGTCATTGTAAACGTCAATTACGGATTCGCCATGCTTGTCAACCCATTCGTCACGGGTCATGGTTGTGGCATCCTCTTCCATCTCAATTAGCCAATCTTTTATTTTACCCATCACTTACTTCCACTTCTAAACATTCCAGTTCGTAATCATCAGCAATGAGGAGGCCGTTGTCAAGTTCCTGTTCACAAGCCTTCTCGACAGCGTCATCTGAATCCTCTGCAACAACGTGAAATTCAAAGTCACGGGTTTGTCGCAAGACTACACGGTAAGTTCTAGCTAACATTTTCGTGTTCCTCTAGGTTAATTTCAACTTCTTTTATGTGGTCATCCCAAATGGTATGAGTTGCATCATCGTGTGCCTCATCCCATGTGTCACCTTCCACCTCAAATTTGTGGTAGACGGTAACGTGTGCTGTCCATCGTTTAGTCATCGTCCATCTCCTCAAACTTACAACGTGTTGTGTAGTATGCCATCAGCATTGCGGCAATCTCTGGGAATGATTCCCAATCAACAGGTCTGCCACCTAATTGGTTTTCAATCTCTGCGTCAAGTGCCACCAGTATGGCGTTGACTTGTTTGTTTGGTAGGTCAAGCGTCATCATCACCAGCCTCCTGCAAGGGCCGAACAAATGCTGCTTCTAGTGACCACAGTGCCATCTTTAATTTGTTGGGAACATCCGCATCACATATCTTGTATGTCTCGAAGTAATCCTCATCAAAAGATTGTAGTGCGGACACGACTTCGGTTATAGCATCCCGTTGCTCCGGCTGTAGAACCTTCCAAGAACTAACCTTTTTATTAACAGCCAATCTGCGTTTATTTTCAAAGTGTGCAATGCGCTCTTCTTGCGTCATGTTTTCAATCTTCTTTGCCATTCGTTTAACCCTTCCGGTTTGTTTCGATAATTACCAATACCGTAAACAAAAAGGGGGTGTCAACAAAAAAAAGAACGGGGCCAAGAAATTAATCTCGACCCCGTTCCCCACAACAACGAAAGGTACCCTACGAACTACCAACCTCGTAAGGAATACCCAGTTTTACCATCGCTTCTCTGTGCGTGTCAAGCCACATTTTACAATCTTTCCGATTTTTTCCTACGAACACTGTTATACAACGCAAATAATCTACAGCACGTTTTAACTTGACCAGTTCACGGTTTGTCTCACCAATCCTCACAGAAGATGCGGGGGCTGTTACCTGCCACATCCCATCGAACTCGCGCTGGGTTATTTCTATCTTAACTTCTTTGGTTCGCAGATTTGTCATTGTTCTTCCTTGTCTCCCGATACGGCATCTATGTAGATTTCTATGGCGTCACGAATTAGGTCAGCCACGGATACTTGTTCTAGGCTTCGTTTGTTCATCTGCTCTGCCATATCACTCAAGAAAACAAATTGACGAATCGGCATCTTGAGATTGTACAGCTTTGTTTCTTCAGTAATCTTTATTGGTCTTGCCATCCTTGGCTTCCCTTTTTCTCAGTTTGTCCAAAATCTTTTTTCGTTTGTTCTCTACAATTCTTTTCCTAATAGAGCATCCCTTAAAGACTTAGCTACAGGGTTATTTACATTAGGTTTTTTCATATCAGGGTTTCCCTAAAGGGGGATTGTAACGAGGGTTCTATCATGGGAAAAAATATCTGTCAACCCCCTTGACCCAGATTTTATTTTAGTCTAGGCAGGGGTACCACAACACACACGGAGAGGCAAATGACAACATGGATAAAGGATTTTGTAACAGACCTTACCATAGCACCAGAGGGTAGTCTGCGACTAGACTGTCCTGCGTGTGGGCACAAGAATACATTTAGTGTCAGCGACAAGCAAGGGGAACGTCTGTGGTTCTGCTTTCATGCAGACTGCGGAACAAAGGGGCGCACCGGATTTAGGTTACGCAAAGATATTCCGACACACCCCCTGCTTTCCAAAATCAAACCCGAACCAAGACCCGACACTTATGAAGGGGGGTTCGAGTTACCTGATACTTTTGTACCTGTGTCCCGAAACGAAAAGGCCACAGAATATCTAAAACAGGTTAATGCTTACGGTGCATATCAGAGTGGGGCGGCTGACATTCGATACGACTTTCGTATGGACAGGGTTGCCTATTTAGTTAAACATAACAATAGATTGGTGGATGCGGCGGGTCGTGGGCTTGCTGGTCAAAAACCAAAATGGTGGAGATATGGAAAATCTGGTTATCCTTTCGTATGCGGAACCAGCCGCGTCGGGGTTATTTTGGAAGATTGTGCTAGTGCTTGTAGCGTGTGTAGTTTTGTTTCGGGAATAGCCCTGCTAGGTACAAACCTTTTGGACTCACACTTGAGTACAATTAAAAAATATGATAGGGTGCTTGTTGCCCTAGACAAAGATGCCACATCGAAGGCACTATCCTTAGTTCGCAAGGTACAGAACCATGTGCCAAGCGGCTTGATTGTTTTGAACAACGATTTGAAAGACATGACAGATGATGAACGAAAGTACACATTCAGAAAATATATCCATTGAGGTTCAGGTCTTGGGCTTTTTGCTCAACAGCGACTTCTATGGTCGGGTGAAGAACATTGTTACCCGTGATATGTTCGAGGGCCGTTACGTTACGGTCTTTGACGCAATAACCTACGGACAGAAAACGTACGGGGTTACCTTGCATCCCAATCAATTGGCGGCTGTTGTTAACGACAGAAATCCTGCCATGCCCAAGTCGGCAATGTATGAAATCTACGATATAATAAAATTGCTGCCCACTCATATGTCTGATGCGGCAGACCTTGAGTATGATGTAGTAAAAAATTTTTGGGTGCGTGACCGTGCGCGGCAAATCGGGGAGAAAGCCATTGCTATCTTCACCGGAGAGTCCGAACACTTTGGCGAACTCAAGACCCTGATTGACATGGTAGAAGATGGGCGTATGTCTGACAAGACAACGTACAGTGAGATGGACAAAGGATTTACAGAACTACTAGAAGAAGAAACCGGAGACCCCGACTTTCCCTTTGGCTGGGATTTGTTGCGGCATCATCTGGCTGGCATGGACAGGGGCAACCTTGGTATCATTTTTGCGCGGCCCGAAGTTGGTAAGACAACATTCTGTGCTTTTATTGCATCTAACTATATTAAACAAAAACAAAAGGTTGTGTACTGGGCCAACGAGGAACCCGCAGAAAAAATCAAGATGCGTATCATCCAGAGTTACTTCAGTTTGACCCGTGAAGAAATGCGGGATAGCAGTCAGCAACTCGCCGAAAGATACAAGGCTGAGATTGAACCGTACCTAATCGTTATGGATTCGGTTGGTACATCTATGTCCGAACTCAATGAGTACGCCCAGCTAAACGAACCAGACGTTATGTTCTGTGACCAGCTAGATAAGTTTAGGGTTGACGGTGAGTTCAACCGTGGTGATGAGAAGCTAAAAGAAATATATGTCACGGCACGGGAGATTGCCAAGCGTAACAAGCTGCTTGTGTGGTCGGTTAGTCAGGCAAGCTTTGATGCCCATGACCGTCAATTTATTGACTATGCAATGTTGGATGGTTCGCGTACAGGTAAAGCTGGTGAGGCTGATGTCATCGTTGGTATTGGTAAGACAGGAACATCAGAAGAAGAGAACACGGTTCGACACATCTGTATTTCCAAAAACAAACTCAATGGGTGGCACGGTATGTTTACCAGCCACATTGATGTACACAGAGGGGTTTACTATTGATGAACATTTTGACCCTAGATGTTGAGACCACCCACCGTGAGAAGGCTAATGGCAAGACCACACCCTTGCCCTACTTTGGCAACTCTCTGGTGTCCATAGGATACAAGTGGCTGGATAACGAGCAGGTAACGTACGACTGTTACTACCACAGTACAGAACCCCCCACGGAAAATGCCCACCGTGGTATGCAAGCATCGCTGGATAGGGCTGATGTTATTATCGGGCAAAACTTTAAGTTTGATTTAAACTGGCTGCGTGAGTGCGGCTTTACATACGAGGGACATATTTATGACACGATGGTTTCGGAGTATATACTGGCGAGGTCGGAGAGATGGCCTCTTGGACTTGCTTCTCTTGCAGAAAAGTATAGTGACGTACAAAAGCAGAAGGACGTTATCTTACCGTATATCAAGGAAGGTAAAACGTTTTATGACATTCCTTGGGATGTGATTGTCGAGTACGGCATTGCCGATGTACTCTCTACAGAGCAAGTAGCACTTGCACAACTCGAAGCCTTTGGCACTACATTTGAGGAACTATTTGATGAACAACCAAGCACTCTTGCCCACTTTGCGTCTGTCGCTTGAAATGACACGGGTACTTGCCCGTATGGAACAGAACGGAATTAAGGTAAACAAGCAAACACTAAAAGATATTCGCAACCTATACGAAGAAGAACTGTTTACCCTAGAGCGTAGGCTAAACGAACTTGCCGCCTTTGCTATGGGAGACACGCCCGTAAACTTGGCAAGCCCCGATGACCGTTCCAAGTTATTCTACTCCTGCGTTGTTCGTAACAAGGACAGGTGGTCTAGCACATTCA